CTTCTTTCGTAAAGCTGTTGCCTATATCAACAATGATGCTCTTATCGGCTTTTGGCGCTGATTTTCCAATCTCTTCCATGAGTTTTTGCGCGTCGGCTAGACCGCGTATGTCTCTATACGCATCCGCGCCAATAGCCATCTGAACTGTGCGTTTATTCTTAGTAAGATAATCAAGCGCTTCGTTGGTATCGCCCCTATTGATGGCGTTAAGCGCGCGATCCGAAATATCCTTACGCAACGCCTCTAGACCATTATTGTCTAGGCGACGCATTAAGAAATCCATGTTAGGACGTGATTTAAGCGCAGTATCAACAACTTCAATAACCGTGGTTTTCTTAGCCGCCGTGGCTTGATCTTGTAGTTGAGCCATGCCGTTCTGTAATCTTAATGCTTCATCACGGACTGGCTGTAAAACAGACTGCGCGTCAACGCCCATAATGTTTAATTGGCGTCCATTAGTAGCTAAAAACTTATCTATTTCGGCAGGCTTTACCATACCTGTTGTAGGGTCGACAATTGTCTTCCGCGCTAAATCTCTGACGCCAGTAAGCATAGCTTGTCGCGCAGCCGGATCATTACCATACGTTGTAACAAATTGTTGAGCGTTAGTTTCGTTAGCCATAAAATTTTTGACTACATTATCTGGCAATAACCCAGGTTGATTTTTAATAGTTGTCCGCAGAATATCGCTTACAATTCCTGTTTTAAATCGGGGGACATACTGTCCGCGATATGTTGCTAAAGCCTGGTTATACTGTTGTTTAGCTGTAGGTGATATAGGACTGTTTTGCACCGCCGCGTCAATATTTCTATGTAATTCATTTAATTGACGTAATTTTACTTGCGCGTCGGGAGCCGTTTCATTAATAGCGCCTATTTCATTATTAATAGCTTTGCGGATAGCATCAGCTTCACGCAAATTTACGTTGACTGGCTGAAAACCACCGGGAGGTTCGGCAGAATACCCGCCATATTCACCTAAAGAAACAAACTCACCGGGTGTTGGAGTTCTTTCTAATCTTGATAAACGTCTAGCTACTTGCGGAGTAGTGCTAACATCGTAAAAAGATAACGGGCGTCCAAGAATAGTAGCTGCTTGATCTAAAACATTGCTGACATCTATACGCGCGGCGTTGCCTGCACTTCTAAAAGCGCGTTCATATGCTGGCGTTACAACTTCGCGCCGAAATTGTTGTTGTAATGATTCGGTGCGTTCAGATACGGCTGCACCTGGCACACGTTGTCCAGTGGCAGGAAGTCTTGTAGCGACGCCTCGCGCTTGCGTCTCTAAAGCGGCTTGTTCAGACGCAAGGCTCTGATTTAATTGATCGCGCACAGACCGTAATTGTGCAGCCGCGTCCGGAGACATATCCGCCGCGCGCGTTTTCAAATCTTCGTCAATTCGCGCTATCTGATTCTGTATAGCGTTTACGCGTGTTTGTTCTTGCTGATAGATACGCATCCCTTCGGGCGTATTAATATCCATATAGCTTGCTTCAAGGCCAGCTATGCCAGGTTCAGTCATACCCGCAGCGGTAAGTCTTTGCGCCGTTGTTGCTTGAGGCGCGCCAGGCGTAACAGGTAGCGGCGCGCGCAAAGCTGTAACGGCTTCTTCTGGAGATCCAGCTAATGACTGCGCCAATTTATTTGCGGCGGTTTGTTCAGGTCTGAATATCGGCCCTAGGATAGGTTCCGCTAAACGATTGATACCGCGCGCGGCCATAGCCATAGGCAGTTTAGGCGCAGCAATTTCCGCCGCTCGCAACATAGATGGCGTTAATGAAATGTCAGTAGCAAAACGCCCCGGCTGCGTAACCGCTGTGCGATACGCTTGTTCAGGAGATCCATACGCCTGCATGTAATCTTGAACAACATTTGCCGGAAGACCGCGTAACTGTTGTTGAGCTGCAACATCGCCCATCGCGGCTTGACCAGCCATGATCGGCAAGCCAATAGCGGCTTTGCCTGCCTCAACCAAAGGCTCAAGCGGTTTGCCTTCCATTACAGGCTTGGCATATTGACGCCCTGCCAATGCAGCTCCGCCGCCCATAAGCACGCCAACGTCAAGAAGATTACTTAACGCTTCCTCGCCTGTTGTCGGCATTTCTTTTGTTTTAAAAATAGACGATGTAAGCGGCGCGACATCATAGCCGCCAGCTTTTAACTTAGCGATGAGCTGCGCTTTGGTCGTGCCCTCTGGGACACCCTCAATTACTGTGCCGTCAGGGAGTTCAACGTCCATCAGTCGCCAAGCTCCATAAATTTAATACGGCCACCTAAAGGTTTAGCTTTTGGCGCTTCACCAGCTTTACCGCGCCCGCCCATAGATTGAAGGCGCTCTAATTGAGGCGCGGGCTTATAAGGAACGCCCGCATTTCTTGCAAGCATACGCATAGCTTCATCAAATTTCTCTAACCTTGTTCCGATAGCAATACCTGTATTATCAAGATCGCCTATAGAATCCATAACAAAGTTACGGTCTTGGTCCGTGAAACCTTGACCCATTTTGCCTTGTATCATTTTTAGCACAGCGCCTTTTTGCGAAGACGCTAATCGACCTCCAGCACGTGCAGCGGGCGTCGAAATACCTAATATGTTTGTAAGTCCTTCCCAAACTTGTTGCGTTCTACCACCACCGGCAGACTGCAATAATTCGGCGGGGCGCGATGATCCTGTCTCAGGATTATATTCAAAAGCGTTAAGAAGGTCTAACGCGCTGTTTTGTTCTTGTGCTTGTTTAGTCCCTATAGGCGCGGGAGCATAAGATTTAAGCGGCGTAGGAACCGCTGGTTGTGGTTGCGGAGCTGCGCTAGGAAGCTGCATTGGCGGCGCAAGCATACCGTTCATCGGCCCTGCGCTCGCTACCTGACGCGGAGCCATAGCGTTTATACCTTCATATTCTCCGACGCCAACTTTCTTGGCCGCGTGCCACGGCCCCCAACCACCTTTAGCCGCTTGACCTAAAGAAAAGTCGATTTGTTCGCGCCATGTTGAAGAATCGCGCGCATCTAAACCAGTGGCTTTGGTAAACTCATCGCCAAGCCCTGCAACGCGATTACCGCCAGGAGCCATGCCGCCATAATGAAGCTGCGTAGGGCCAAATGAAGATCCTTGATCGCCTACATATTTGCCGCCGTATTCGCCCTGCGTAAACACGCGATTAGCAACGCGAGGATCAACGCCCATTTGAGGCGCACGTTGATTTATATACGCCGCTACATCTTGCGTTGATGGGCCTTCAGATCGCTTTTGACGTTGCGATAGCGACTGAAATTCTTCCGGCGTTATTTGTTGCGTTCCATATTTAGACTTATAGCCTATTATAAAATCGCCTTGTTTAATTGGTTCCCATTCTGTAGGAGCAGATACTTCAGACCCTTCAATAGGACGCGCAGAACCAGTTGGGCCGACACGAAGATAACGCGATGTAGGGCCAATATGTTGCTCAAGCACTTGGTCTTTAAGATCAGCGCCCTTCAACCCCAAAAATTTTACTGCTTCTTGGTCATACGCAGGCGGCAGAGTAGTTGCGGCTAAAGGAAATACATCAGATACTTGTTTATACCATGCGCCATAATTCTTTTCATTTAGGCGCGGCACCATATCAATTAACGAATCATATTTCTTAGCTGACAATTCATAGTCTAGCTTTTCTTGTTCAGCCTTAAACTTATCCGCCTCTCTCGCTTCTTTCGATACAAGCGCCGACGTCTGTTGTGCAAGTTTTTCTTGCTGCAATTGCTGATTTTGTAGTGCCGCACCTTGGGCGTAAGCACCCAACAAATTAAAGTTAGGCACCTGAAATTCAGGAAATGGTTGATATTGAATCGGCATTATAGTCCTCAGTTAATAAATACTGCCTGTTCTAGCATATCTTCCACCAAGTGCCGCCGCCCCCGCTTGTGCGGCAGATCCAAGTGCAGCGGAAAGAGCATTTGTCGGGGCCATCGCGCTTTGAGCGTAGATCGAACCGATGTTAGCCGCGCCTTGGCCGAGTCCTTGGCCTAAGTTGCCGTAGACGTTAGCAAGCTGATTGCCCGTGTTGGCGTAGGTGTTGGCTAGATTAGCCGCTGTGCCAGTCGCTGTGTTAGCGATGTTAGCGCCTGTGCCTGTGTAGACGTTAGCGATGTTGCCACCCGTCTGACCTGCTAGACCTGACGCGACATTAGCAGCGCCTGCGCCCTGACCACTAAGATTTTGAAGTCCTTGCGTAGCGGCAAGACGATTAGCCATAAAGCGATTATAGGCGTTGCTATATTCTTGACTACCCGCTTCTTGGCCGAAGCGTGTTGCAGCTTTGAGCGCTCCGCCGGAACCAGCTAATCCGCCAGCTCTTGCGGCGTTAGTCATCGCCTGTTGGCCTTGCTGAAGCCGGAAGGCGTAACTTGGATCCATCTGAAGCTGTTCAAGCGTAGGTTGTTGCGTATATGCGCCGCCAGGGCCGTAAAGCTGCGCAAGCTGATTTGTAGCTCCAGCGCCTGCCTGCATGTAAGGCTGTTGAAAACCAATGCCCTGTTGATAATATTCTGGCAACGCGCCGAGAGCGCCAGTCTGTCCAGTCTGAAGCGCCTGTATGCCTTGCTCTTTACCGGCTTTTAATTCCGCTGCCGCTTGCTGTTGCGCTTGCTGAAGGGCTTGTTGCTGTTGCTGCGCGGCGGCAGCTTGATACAGCATCGCTTGGTTTGTGCCTTGCGCTTGAGCGTTAGCGGCGGATTGAAAACCCATATTAGTTCTCTCTTGCTACGGTTCCATCAGCCTGTCGCTTGAAACCTAGTCTTTCCAGTATGTTATACATGAAATCATGGCCTTTAGCGACTCTTGTAAATTGCATATCCGCCAAGATTTCTTTCAGTAATCCTTTAGTCAGCCAGCGCCTGCGCCATTCAGGTAATATTGATACATGAGTTTCGCCGTTTTTGGAATAGATAGCTCCTATCGGCGTGTCGTCTCTCACGATCAATTTCAAATTCCAATCTGCCGCAATAGCTTCGTAATCCTCGTAGCTTATATAGTCTTCCCAATCAGTCGCGGCATAGCCTATCTTTAAGGCTACAGCGCGATCATTAGGTCTTGATGATGTATAGCACGCCATAGTTCTTTGGCTTTGTTTCCGTGCCGCCGGTCGTAGATGTGTTTACGGTCAGGCCAGTAGTAGAAGTGCCTGTGGTAGATGTAATACCGGGATCCGTATAGCAGAGTGTATTAGACCCGGATTGTCGTGCAGAACTTGAAACAGTAGAATAATTATGACCATGACCTGGGTCTGTGACAGCGTGGCTGTGATTTAGATATGTATCCGCCGCATAAGCGCCGACTGACGGGCCTACTGCGCCACTAGACGATCCAGTTGCGTTGGTGCCTGTGCCGCGCACAAACATACCGCGAAGATCTGGCAATCTAAAATTGCCCGCGCCTTCGCCGCCTGTATTCCATGTAGCGCCTATAGCAGCGTAAAGAGCTGCGTATGTAGTCTGTGATACAGCTTGACCCTGACATGCCAACCAATCTGTAGGAACTGACGTGCCTGCAAAAGGCATAATACATCCTGGCGGAAGCACTTGATCGACATAGGATTTAGTCGCTGCCTGAAGCGCTGTCGTTGGAATAGCCGGAAGAACGACAGGAACAGTAGACGTCGCCGCCGTGCTATTAACCGTCAATCGTGTTGCAGCATTAGTCTTGACTGTAAAGTTGCGGTCGTCATTTACCGAAAAAATCGAATCCGTGGAGTCCGCTGACATGACCGTGCGGGCTGTGCCACCAGACGTTGAGATCTGGATAGCGCCGCCAGCCACGTCGATAGCATTGGCAGGTGTTGCCGTGCCAATACCGACTTGACCTGTTGTATCAACGACGAATGGCGATGAGTCAGGATCGGCAGAGTCTTGAACGCGGATAGCTGCGCCTGCGCCCGTCTGCGTAACGAGCAATGCAGGGCCGGAGGTGTTAGCCGAGATCGTGACGTTACTGGAAAAGACCGGCGACAGCGCCGTCGAAGGTGCGGCGATGTTATCGACCGTCCAGATCTCAGTGCCATTGGCGTCAGTCAGTTTGAACTTATAGTTGGCCGAGCCAAGCCAGATATTAGCTTCGCCGCGCGAGTCGAGAACAATCGGGTTACTGTTAGCCGTCGCTGCGGTCGAGTCCGTATAAGTCGCCTGCGGCGTGGTCGTGCCAGCTTCGTAAGTATAAAGAAAACCGCCAGCAAGCGGTATGCCTGCGGCGTCAATAAACTGAGCTTTGGCTGTGGGAGTTACAACGGCCATTTATACACCTACACAACTTGTTACGGTCAGGATGACCGATGGAATAGCGGGAACTGGACTAGACGCGGCAACATACGGAATTGAGACGTTAATATTGCTCGTTGAATATATTAACTCAAAATAATCACCCGTCTGAAGGTTTAGCACAAAATTCCATGCGGCGACAATCGCGTCGTTAGATCCGCCCGTTAAAGTCACTTCTGTCGCCGAATCATCTACATTGACGCCATTTATTCGAGGCCAGATATAAACGCGCTTAGTGCCGCCTGCGGTATTATGGAGTTGCGCTGAAAACTGAAAATTATATGTGGCCGTATTGTCTACATAAATACGCGAAGTATTAGTGGAATCAACGTAAACGCCATAAACTAGATCAGACCCATCCGCGCGGGTGTAAGTGTTATTATACGTAATTGCGTATGCTGTGTTGATTACCGCAGGAACAAAAGTTGTCGTGCTATAAAACGACCCGTATCGTCGCCCAGCCTCAAGGGCTTGATAGGTGTTGAAGAACCAGCGATACCAAGGCCGATTGACGAACCCCGTAGAATCGTCATTCATCTTGACGCGCGCGGCGGGGATCTGTGTGTTGTTATCGACTAGATTAGGCATTGGTCGGACTCGCGTGCAACTCAGCGCCCATGATCGCTATCTGCACAGGATCCGTGCCGGAGATCTCATAAACTCTATCGCGCAACTTGAGCGTCATGCCGAGGCGACGCCAGATCGTGCGGTATCCTGTCTGACCGATCTGGCCCATAGACTTCCAGTGCTCATTCGACCATGTGTGACCGCCATCGTCAGACCATCGCAACATGACTTGTGGGTCAGCGCCGATGGTAATCGTGTATTGAGCGTAGTCGCGGATCTTTAAAGCAGACCCAGCGCGGTCAAGAATATAATTATGTGCGCGGTCATAAATATAAATAATATCATTGACTTCCGCCTGACTATACCCTGAAATACCCACACCGGCCTGACAATCAAGCTGAAGACTATGCTGCGCCGAGCGGTTTAGATCGTTCTGGCCTGTAGGCAGAGCACGCCATGAGCGTAGCCATTTCTGCGTTGTGCCAGCTTCAGAATAGACCGTAGGATCATACGCAAAGATCTCACCTGTGCGATAGTCGCCGATGACGATCTCATTGTTAAAGTTCATCTGACAATTACCGCGAGTGCGGGTAAAGTCATTATTTTCCCAGCCTGCGCGCTCATGCCATGCGCCCGTCGCCACGTCATAAACCCATGTCGTGTTGGCGTTCGGGAAGTTCAGAACGTAGAAGCTATGGCCGTCTTGCTGGTAGGTGTAACCCACAGCGTCGGCTAATGTTGAGTATTGTTGGATCTGCCATTCAACGGCGTGAGTCGAGACGCGCTCGCCTGAGTAGCCTTTTGAGCGGTAGACAATACCATTACCGCGAGCGTCAGCGCCGAGCCAGAACAGGCCGTTGTCGAGCTTGGCAACTGAGTAGGCGGCAAGACAGCCGATTTCGTTAAACGCGCCTTGAATACGCGCCATAGGAAAGTCAGGCAGACCCGCGTCATACCAGACCTCAACGGAGTTTTGTCCAAATAGCCAGATTTCGCGGTGATCAACGATCAGCGTAACGAGATTGTCAGGCGAGCCTTCCGCGCTGGCGAAGTAGAGCGGGTCAACCGTCGTAGTATTTGAATCTAAAACCCAGAAGATCTGACTGTTTGGCTGGTTATAAACAAACCAACCGTCAAGAAAACCACAGCCGACAGCGCCTGCGAAGGGTGAAGTAAGTTGCGTCAGGAAAGGCGTAAAGGTCAGCGTAACGCCCGTATTGGTAGCCGTCGCAGCCGCAGACAACACGAATGTCGTAGCGTTGGTTACGCTCGCAACAGTAGCGCCGGGTGGGATACCTGTGCCGGACACTGGCTGACCAGGGTAAAGATATGTTGTGTCGCCGCCCGATACGGTCGTGCTTGCGTTCGTCGTATTAAAAGGCAGCTCTTGATAGGTGCTATTATAAACGTAACCGTTTGCGCCTGCGGCAATAAACATCTGCCGACCGTTGTCGGTCATGTTGACGTTAGCAGAACCCGCAACGGTTCCTATCGCGGTATAGTTCCAATCAGAATCAATACGGTAAAGCGTCGTGGCCGATACAGCATAGCCATAGGCTGTTGTGGCTGATTCGCCAGGGGCAGGATCTATGGTGTCGCTTGTGAACGTCCATAACCCGCGAACCGGCCCTGCGCCAAGCGTCTGAAGAAACCGCAGCCCAGGCGCGCGTTGAAGCCAAGCGGCTTCTTTGCCGCCTTCTGGTATGACCTCTGGGAAGAGATTAACCATGCGGCTGTCCGCCGCGTTCGGGCTTCTGGTTACATACGAGCTGCCTAAGATCGGCGTCTTCACTACATATTCCCTGCGTAAATATTGTATCTTTGTCTCGTCCCTACGATGCTATAAGGCAGCGCCATAATGTCGTCAGGATTATTGATGCGCTTCAGGTTGCGCTTGCTATACATAGCGATGCGGCTAACCGTCGGCGATGGCTCGATGCCAAACTCAGGCGCTAACTCACAGGCTAGATTATATCGGAAAGCCCGCAGATAACCTGGCGGAAAAAGAATCGTCGTTGCTAACGTCGCAGGCTGCGTGAGTTTTTCTACTGAAATGAAATGCCATTCTAACAGTCTTAAAGGAACTGGATAGACGACCATCTCGATATTTGGATAAGTCATGTTCGTAAACATGACCTGTGGATAAGTAGACGTTACCGTCTTAACAGCAATGCCATTATATTGTTGTTGATTGACGAACTTGATCCCGTAAGACACGTTTGTCTGTGGATCGCGGAAGTAGGTTGAGTCGTCCAGCAATACAGGTCGCAAGCCAACGAAGTCACCCGTTGGGCCTAATGATCGTTCGCGCTCGCCTGACGGCCAGTTAAACACTTGATCCTGAGTTGAGAACACCGACAGTCGTTCGGTGTCCCAACTATCAATCATTTGCCGTAATGCTAAAAGCGCGTCATTCGCTGTCTCTGACGAGGGCGTTTCGCCTTCGGCTAACATTCCTAGGAGCCTCAACGCGCCCACTATCTGGTCGTAGCAACTGTATGTCGTCATCTGGGTCGAACCTTATCCAGCCGTTCTCTTCGTCGGCTTCGGCCTCTAGGTCGAGACACGCCACTTTAACCCCATGTTCGGGGTGTTTCAAATAAATAACAGCCATTGGTTACTTTCTAAAAAAATACAGCGGCCCGTAGGCCGCTATATATTAAGAAGCAAGCAGCGGGACAGAATACCAAGTCGTCGCGTCATAAGCGATGAGCAACGAAGAAGTATTGGCCGCAAGCACATAGTTGGAATCAACCGCAATAGCGTTGATGCCGTCGCCTGTAGCAGGCCATACCTTCAAAACAGCATTAACGCCGTTTTTAATGATGACCGTGCGCCCTGCGATAGCCGCTGGAAGTTTAACGCCTTTAGTAGCATCAGCCGCTGTCACAAGCGTAAGACCGTCTGATATTGAAGCTGCGTCAGATTGTGTTGAACCAGTAGCAGCAACAGTAGCGGTCTTTAAGTAAAGACCGCCGGTCGTGGTTATGTCGCTTGCGCTAACTGATGTAGCACTAACTGATGTAGCACTAGAAATGGTGCCTCCACTGATCGTCGCGCCCGTAATGGTTGTGCCACTTACGAGTTCGGGATCAGAGAAGGCAACACCGACAGGTTTAGTGTTAGGCATTGCCCTCTCCTATGGTTACGCGATGCGGTAGATCGAGTAGGCTGCCGTGCCGGTTTTACGGAAACGGAAGGTAGCCGATGCTGGGTTTGTTGGGGCCGCAGCGGCTGCGTCAACAACAATAGCCTGACCAACAATCGAATTGCCCGTGCCAGCGCCAAACGTCACATCATTCGCAGCGTTGTCGCCGAGGTTGATGATATGAACATCAAAGCCTGAATTGACTTTGAGGCTTGGGAAAGCCGCATCAATCAACGCGCCTGTTGGGAACGTGTAGGTGCCAGCATCCGTGCCGCCCGAATCAACGGTAATGATGCCGTTGGCAAGATTGTCAACAGTAACCGTGACCGTAGCGCCGGTAAGCGCGTTTGGAGCAGGCTGGGCGAAGATAAGAGGCTCAGTTAGATTGCCTGCCGAAAACTGATAGCCGCCTGTGCCTTGCGGAATAGCGCCGTAAGGGCCAAACGTCTCAAGCGGATAAGCCGCGTTCTGAGTAGTTGTCATGGGTTAAACTCCAAAAAAGATGAGAAAAGGATGGGCCCGAAGGCCCATCGCTTATTAGCCCCAAAGGCGAACGGCCATCTGCGGACGAATCACGCTGTAGCCATAGAGCACGTCAATACGGCAAGGCAGACGGTCGTTGTTGATGTCATACTGACGAACAACGCGGAGGCTGATGCCATTGTGAACCTGACGGCTTGCCATATCGACACCCTGCGGAAGCAGAAGATCGGCGGTAGCGAAGCTGATTGCGTCACGGTGATAGATTAAGTTCTGTGGATACTGCGTTGAGGCAGCGCCGAGGAACGTGACGGCTTTGCCAGACTGTGGCAGAGCGTCAACCGAAGCGAGAGCCTGACCAGCCGAATACATCGCAGGAACAGTGACCGAAGCTGTCGTTGACGCCGTAACGTCAGCAAGAGCAACGAACTGATACAGCGAGCCGGTTGACTCACGGGTCTGCGGGTTGACAGCGAAGACGCTACCGATGGTGAACACGTCGCCAGCTTTAACAACCGTCGAGCCAAGACCAGTCAGAACAACGGTGGTCGAGCCTTCAGCCGTAACCGTCGCATTGACCGTTACAGTGCCAGCGCGTGAGCCAGTCGTGAACTGCTTGATTGACTGAGACATATTCAGCTCATCATAGCCGAGGATGCCTTCACCAAACATGCCGTTCTTGAACTGCTTGCTGATAGCCGACACTGGGTTAAACAAGCCCTTCATGCCTTCGATTAAAGCAGCGTTAGCGGCTGGATTGACGGTAGCATAGCGAGGCTGCATGACCGCAGCGTTTTCGTTCAGCTTCTGTTGAGCCTGCAACAAGACGAGCGACGTAGCAGGCGTTGTGCCTGGGGTGCCGACTGAGTTGCCGATGTATTTGAAGCTGTTTGCAACGTCTGCGTCGATAGAAGACGCAAGCTGCGAAATACGAGGCTTCAGAACACGTTCAGCGAAGTCGTCCAACTGCATGGTCAGTTCGGCAGTCGTGAAGTTCACGCCGATGTGCTTCTGGCTGGAGACAGCGAGCGTGGTGTACTGCTCGTTGTCGTCCTGAACCTGAAGGGCAGCGCCGTCCGTAACCAAAGCGCGGTCAGGAAGACGGATGCGCAGCGTCGAGCCGATCTTAGCGCCTTCTACAGCGAAAGAGTCGTCATATTGGCGGTTGACAGTACGCGTCAAGACTAAGGAGTTTTCGAGGATTTCCAAAGCCTTGCGGGTAATCATGTCAATAGTGAGAATTGAGTTTGACATAACCTAATTACCTACGGTGTTGCGCTTCCCACTTCTTGATCTGTCGCAACCGTTCGTTTTCGATCCATTGAGATGTCGTCATATCCTTGATAGATCTAGGATCTGTCGTATCATATCTTGGGCCGGAACTTGACCGAGTAGCTGAAACAGGAGCAAGCGGAGCTGGCGCAGTTGAAGTGCGTTTAGTCGGTGGATCAGCGGCCAATTTGGCTTCGATTCGCCCGATTTCTCTTGCCTGCAAGATCGGCGGTAACTTGGCTATTCGATGGGCTTCTTTCGGGTTAGATCCTAAGTGATAAATCACTTCGGGGCCGATGTCTGAAGCCTGAATGACTTGAGCCATATCGTTCGTTATGGGAAGGTGCTCGTTATACGCAACTTGTTCAAAGTCATCGTATTTTTCGCGCGCTTCCTCTTCACGCTCTCTATATGCCTCAAGCGCAGCCGCTTGTTGCCGCTCTTCCTCTTTACGCAACAGAAGGTGTTGAGCTTTTTGCTCTGCTAATGCTTCCGCATAAGCATGAGCGTTCTCAAAGTCATCTGGCGCTGGCGGATTTGCAGTTCTGGCCTGC